TAACCTGGGCGGTATATGAGCAGACAATTAAAAAGATTGAAGACGAGAAGGAAGAAATTGAAGTTCTTCCAAAGTTCAATCCAAAGCAGGATCTTGCGGAAGATACTATTTTGGTTAGAATGACAAGAGAAAACTTCAGATATGATATTGCTGGAGTAACTTTTACAAAGGAACATCCGTTTGTAGCAATGAATAAAGATAAGGCACAAACAATTTTTGATAAAGAGGAGGGGTTTCGCCCAGCAACACCAAAGGAAGTTCAAGACTTCTATAGCTGAGCCTAACTATTAACAATGGCAGAGATTTATGTAAACAGCAATTCACCGATTAGAACAAAGGTATATTGGGCAGGAGAACTAACAGTTCCAGACGGAAATGTAACTGCTACAATTTATGATGTTACAGAAGATCCAGCCATAGTCCCAAATATTGATCCAGAGACTTCTCTTACAAGTATTATCGCAACTGCTATGGAAACAGATATTGGAACATATCAGATAGTCTTGCCGTTTTCTTATTCTCAAAGACCTAGAAGATTTAAGATTGTTTGGTCATACACAATTAGCTCAAACTCTGCATATCACACAACATACACAGATGTAGTTACGCCATATGCAAACATACTTGAGGCTATAGAGGATTTAGGCTTAGGGTCAGACCCAAGCGATCCAAACTATAAGACATACCATGAATTAGAGATGGCTGAGAAGTATGCTAGAAAAGTAATTGAGAACTATTGTAATCAGTCATTCTATTTGTACAACGATGTTCAAATAGCTTATGGCTCAGGTTCTGATTTATTGCCTCTTCCATTTAAGCTATATGAATTGCATGAGCTATATGGAAACGATGTACTACTTGTTGACAATATCAACAATGTTAATAACTGGATATATGATCCAATCATTTCAGAAACTGGATTTGGATTAAGAGTAGATAGAACAGCAAATATAGATAACATTGTTTATACTGCTAACGGACTTATTCCACCAACCATTAATGATAACTACGGATTTGGCGCATTTGGTAAAGACGTAAGATATAGAGTTCAAGGTAAATTTGGATGGGATAAAGTACCAGACAATGTTGAGCAAGCATGTATCCAGATAATGGGAGACTACTTCTCCAAGGATAAGCTTTGGACTAATAAGTATTTGAAGAGTATTCAGACTTTTGACTGGCAGTTTGAATATAATTCAGATGCATATCGTGGCACAGGAAACGCCTATGCGGATCAATTGCTAAACCCATATGTCATTAATGGAATGGTTGTTATTTAATGCAAGACCTGATCTACTCAGTTTTGCCAATGAAGCTTGATGTTTATAGACAGTCAGACATTCAAGACACAGATACTGGCGCTATTAAAAAAGAGTGGACATTCTATAAGACTGTTGATTGTCATGCTAAGGGCGTTATAAGCAACTCAGCAACCACAAGAAGTAGCGACAAGCAAATATTTAATAACAAGTATGTTAATGATCAAATAATTCAGGTTAGAACAGAAGGCAGACTAACAACACGGGAAAAGGTTACAAATATCCGTGACATGAATAATAACTACATTTGGGTAGAAATAAATTTCCCAGCAGATACCCCAACAGTATTTGAGGTTATGGGAACAACACCAATAACAGATCCTTTTGGTAGAGTTATTGGATATAACTCATCTATGAAGAGATCGGAGAACCAGCAAATTGGACTCTAGCGTAGCATTGGTAGCAGCGGCAAGCGGTCTTGAGCCTTTAATGGCGGGAAGCAAGAATAAGCATTTTAAAGACAGCCTCGTTGCACAAATCTCTGCTGCAATTTATTATGAGTCTCAAGTAATGTCTAAGGTTATCTCTAATAAAAACTTTCAGAATAAATTCTCATCTATGATATTTAAGCAGATTGAGCAGGATTTTGGAAATTATATTGATGCTAAGGCAAGAATGTCACCCAAGTCTTTACACCACGTATATGAGTGGAAAAAGACTGGAGAAAAAGAATCTAGAATATTTGAACTAAAAAAGTTATCACAGGATAATTTATCATTTAGAATTGGATATACATTTAATTTATCTAAATCATTAGTTCCAACAAATAAAGGAAGACATAGACACGTATTTGCAAACAAAGCTTCTGTGATGGAAGCTGGAATGCCCGTTATAATCGCTCCACGGTCCGCTGAGCGCTTAGTATTCGATACTGGTGGTTATACTGTCTTTATGCCTAAAGGGGCCTCAGTGACCGTTAGAAAGCCTGGAGGGACCAGGGTAAAAGATTCATTTAAAACAGCATACAAACATTTCTTTACAGGAGACTTGGTTAATCAATCAATTAAGAAGTCTGGATTCCAAAGACTATTTAATAGTTCAATAACTAAAGCAATGAATTTGCCAGGAGATATTAAAAGAGTTAAATATTCATTTTCTCCAAACGCAATTAGAACACAAGCTGAAATGGCAGTAAACTCAGCATTTGGAGGAGCTATTTAATGGTTAATTATAAATTAGATGCAATGATAGAGTTGCGTAAGTACTTTTGGCAAAAACTAAAGGATGCTGATATTTTTACGGCATCAGATTATTATAGCGATAATGTTGGTCAGGAGATAGTTCCTATTATTCCCGTCCAGCAGGCGGCAGAGCTAAATCAATTCTTGAGCGGGAATAAGCATATAGTCTATGACAAGATAGGAATGTCATATGAAGACCTATGGGCAATATGCTGTGAGCAAGTTTTATTTACAATTTATTCAACTGATATTAACGATATTAACGAAATTAGAAATTTCATGGTTGATCTATTTAGAAGAGTAGATGAGTCTGGAAGAGATGTAAACAATTGGACTGGAGTCTCAGACAAATTCCAGTTCTACAGCATTTTTATTGCTGATATGTCTCCAACTTCCCCATCTGAAGAATTACAGGGGTTCCTGTCAGCAGATGTTATTTTGGAGATTAAATACGCAAGGTGCTTCACCGTTGTTTATCAACCAAGCAGCATTCGATGGAGATTCAAATCTTGATCCAACAAAGGGTACAGACAAAGTAGCATTCAGCACATCTGAATCATACACAACTACACTCAATGCGGCAACTACAAAGTGGCGCAACGTTGGATACACAAACAATGGTCTACAAATTACTTATAACCCAACATACGGTAACGTAACAGTGGATCAGCTTCTTGATACAGCTAAGCTGTTCAAGGAGTCAATGGAAGTTATGCTTGCAACTGAAATGGCAGAAGGAACACTTGAGAATATTCTTGTTGTGTTCGGTCAGCCAGGAGGCGCAGCTGGAATTACTGAGGCATCAGGATTCGATGGAGATGATACTCTAACAACAGCAGAGCCAACTTCTTCAACACCACAGGTTCTCGGTTTGGCAGCAGGAGCATTGCTTCAGGCACCAGTTGAGCGTCAGTTGATCGCAGTTGGACCAGCTCCAGATTACAACGTAACTAGCTATGCAAAGAATGAGCGTGTATATTATGCACGTCGTGTTCTTTCAGTACAGCAGTCACAGTTCTCTCTAGCACGTAACACACCAACAACATTCCCAGTGACATTCCGTCTTCTACCATCAGGTGATGCGGCATATGCTGGTCAAGAGTACGGTAAGATTATTGACCGTGTTTTTGCATAATTAAATTTAAACATTTAATTCAGATACCCCCAAGAAATTGGGGGTTTCTGCTTGTATTAGTAAGGTTGTTTTGTTATAATAAATAAGACAATCCTAGGAGGATAAATTGGCCACAACAATCTACGACGTAGAAGAAATTGAACTACAAAATGGTTCTAAGGTAAAGCTAAAGCCTTTAACAATTAAAGAGCTAAGAAAGTTTATGGCGGCTATTCAGAGAACCGCAGAGACAACATCAGAAGATGAAACATTAAATATACTTATTGATGCATGTGCAGTTGCTCTAGAAAAACAACTACCAGATTTGGTAAAAGACAGAGACGCACTAGAAGATGCATTGGACGTTCCTACAATCAACCGTATCCTTGAGGTATGTGGTGGGATTAAGATGGACGACCCAAACCTTCTAGCGGCAGCGGTTCTGGCTGGTCAGAACTAGATTTAGCCGCATTAGAGGGTGAAGTTTTTCTTCTAGGACACTGGAAGAATTACGAAGA